ACCATTTCTGCAACGGATGTAGGCGATATGATGACTATTGTTGGTGCCGATGCTAATATATGGATGTGTACCGCAGTAAGCCTATTGTCAGACTGGACGTTCAACTAATGCGACTATGGGTGTTTGGGGTCATGCTTTGCGTGCCCCCAGCACTCATTCTCTACTTTGAATTTTAAGGAAGAAATTTAAAATGGCAGAGGACACTATCCCAGAAGAGGTTGATACCCAAATAAAGGCAGATGACGAGACTGAACTCACCGATGCCGAAAAAGAGGTTGTCAAGAGCTGGACAAAGATCATTGAGGGTCTCGAATCAGACCACGAAGACCATCACAAGGTAATCGATGAGAACCGTAAAAAGGTCTGGGGCGACCTTCACAAGGAGGAAGACGCCGGCACAGTTCGCGTAAATATCCCCCACGCCCATATTAAGCGCTCTGTAGATAGAGCTTACGCACGAAACCCCGAATTTGCTATCAGGCCCACCCAGTTTGTCAACCCAGGCACTATCCCCATGTGGAGGATGTTTGGGCAGACTGCCGAAATCGTTCTTAATCGCGCCTTCAAGGCCGCTGAATTCAAAAGACGAGCGAAAACCTGCCTGAGAGCCGCAAAGACATCCCGAATTGGCTGGCTGAAAGTACGCTGGCAACAGGAAACCAAGGTAGACGGTGAAGTAAAAAACCGTATCCGTGACACCAACGATAAAATTGAGGAGCTGAAACGGCTGGAAATTGAGGCCGATGATGCCCAGAGCTTCGAGGAGAAGGAAGCCGCGCTTCTGGAGCTGGAAGAATTGAAGGAGGCTCTTGAGGCTAAAGCCGAATTTGTTGCCCTGCAAGGGCTTATTTTTGATGTTGTGGATACCAAGGATATCCTCATCCCCTCAAAGGCTTTGAGCAATTTCGATGAATATGTCAATGTCCCTTACATGGTCGAGCGTATTTGGAAGACACGTTTGGACGCAGAACGTGCCTACGGAAAGCTCCCTGGAGGCACAAAGTTTTTCAATAAAAAAACTGATGACAGGAAAACCCTAACGAGTGAGCAAGGGAAAGCCCGTAAAGATAATGACGATGGCGACCTTGTTCTTTTCTATGAGATTTGGGACATCGTTGCAGATAGGGTAAAAATCCTCCCGCATGGTGGTTCACGGTTCGTTGCCAATTTTGTCCCGAAAAAACTGGGACAGCGCTGGTACCCATACTTCGCTTTGGCCCAGAACCCAGTTGACGGGCAATTTGAGCCCCTTTCCGATGTCGAGTTGATCAAAGAGCTGGCAGACGAAATAAACAACTCCCTGACCAAGTTCCGTGACCACAGAGACATTGCCGTACCTCATTGGCTGACGGATTCCAATGTCACCGGAGAAAAAGATATCAAGACTTTCACTCACGCTACATTGGGTGAAGTCGTGCAGATACAGGGTCAACCTGGTAGGCAATTGAATGAAATCATGGAGCCAGCCAAGCACCCGACCATTGATCCCGCTGTTTACGGGACCTCTCACCTTGAAGCCGCAATCGAGAAAGTTGGTGGTGGCGGAGAGGTTACGAACCCGAAAAGCAACCGCGCCCGGACCTTGGGCGAGGCCAAAGAACTGGCCGCTGATGTTGGGACAGGCGTTTCTGCTGATACAGACGAGATTGAAGACTGGTTTGAGGATATAGTCCAGTATGTTCTGGAAATCCTCCTGCAAAGACTCCCTATTGACGACATCGAGGGAATTGCAGGCCCACGGGCTACCGAGGAAATGAGGGAAGAGCCTGTAGTCGACCCAGCCACAGGACAGCCTGTAGTCGACCCAAATACCGGACAACCTGCTATACAGCAAGTTCCTACAGGCAAGCTAATAGATGGTGCTGTATGGCCGTCAAAGTCCTCAGAAGAAATATTCAATAACGTCCATTTCGTCATCAAGGCGGGTTCTTCCGGTAAACCGGGACGGCAAGAAGAGATTCAGATGTGGACCCAGTTCCTCATGCCGAGAATGGCTGATTTGGTGAAGGAGGTCGGGGCTCTCAGAGAGCAAGGGCAGGACGGTCTTGCTGATTCGTTAATGTTCATTGGGCAGGAAACGCTCAAACGGGTAGACCCATTCTTTGATATTAATGAATTTATTCCTCCCCCGGCACCGCCTACCCCAGAACAGCAAGCCCAGCAGGCGCAGCAGATGGAAATGCAAAAACTGGATTTGGCTATAAAACGGTCGGAATTAGAACAAACCCAAGCTGAAACGGCTCGGGTTGTTGCCGATAGAGACCTGAAACATATGGAGTTGCAGAAATTTCAAGCCGATATAGCCATGACCCATGAAGAGATCGAGAGCATGAATCTCGATGATGCGGTGAAGGGTATAATGCAAAAACTTGAAATGCGGTTGAAGCAAGTCGAGGTCGATTTAAAACGCGAGGAAATCGGTCTCAAGAAAAAAGAGCTGGAAATCAAGAGTAAAGAAGCCGATAATAAGGCCAACGAGTCGAATAAACCAAACGAGGGAGGGAATAATGGGTAAACCAACCGATGTAAGAAACAAATATAGGATGAAGCTTGTCCTTATCGAGGAAAGAGTGGAAGCTGGATTAGTGACCAGACATGAGTTGCCGAAGGAATATAGCATTTCTGGAATGACACCAATGTCAACCGGGGGCCTGACCGTTGAACACATCAACCGGGACGGGGACGCGGAAACCAATATCTACCCCCCGGGCGCTTGGAAGAACTTGCGGATTATAGGCGACCCGCCGGCCCCAGCTCTCCATAACCGGAGAAAAGAGGACAAGGAGGCGATCAAAGCCGGTATGCTTGCGGCAAAAAAGAAGTCTGATGAAGAGGCCGCCGCCAAAAACAGGGGAACTTCGGCCCCACAGCCACATTCATGAACGATATTGTCCTGCATAGAGGCAACCTTGAGGCCCGTGGGTTGATTGAGAGGTATCTTGATGGCGATAATTCTTCGGTTTTCCCGATTCCAGTCACGGAAGCCAGTCTTTCCCGACCAAAACAAGTGTTTGAGCCAGGCCATGATCTTCACTATGACGGGAGATTTATTGTGCCCCAAAAACTAAACGAGGAGCTGTCTGACGAAACCGATATCTCTGTGATACTAAAATACGAGGACCATATGAGAGAACATTTCCAGACAGTAAATAACAATCCAATAAAACAAGGAGCGTAAACATGGCAGACTCGCTCGATGCCACCATAGAAGATAAGGCTGCAACCGAGGCCCAAGTGGCCCAAGTTGCAGAAACAACCGGCGTAGCAGAGGGTTCGCCACCTCCTGACGTATCGGACCCGTCACCCGAACAGACCCATGACGAATTTTTGAAGGAACAGCTAAAGGAATCTGAGGAGAAAAGTTCCGAGGAGCCGCCAAGTGATGAGAGCGTTGACCCTGAAAAGGGCGATGAAGCTCAAGCCGAGCCGGAGACTACGGATGAATCCACGGACCCAGAAGCCAAAAAGCCAGAAGAGGACACCGCTAAATCAGAGGACTATGACCCCGCTGATATTTCGGACGAAGAATTAAAGGCTATGAAGCCTGATGCGAGAAATCGCTTTCAGGATTTGGCAAATGAACGTAATACGATAACGAAGCGAGTAGAAGAGCTCACGAAATATCAAGAAGACGTTCATGCCACCATCAAAGCCTCTAATTCGACACCGGAACAGATGGCGGATATGCTGGAGTTTACCCGTATGGAGAACTCCGACAATCCCGAGGACAAAAGAGCCGCCCTAAATCTTGTAGTTGCAAAGATGAAGGCCTTATCAGCCGAATTGGGTGTGAAGGTTCCCGGAACAGACATTCTGGAAGGCCACGAAGATTTGAACAAAAGGGTCGAAGCAGGCGAAATTGAGCTTTCGGATGCCGAGGAATTGGCTATTGGCCGGAACAAACAGACTCATTTTGACAAGCAGAAGGAAGTCGAGACTAAAAACAACGATCAGGTTAAATCTCAGGAGCAGGTAACGTCAGACGTTGCCAGTGCGATTACAAGCCTGTTTGAGACACGAAGGACCACTGATCCTGATTGGGATGCTAAGGTTGCGATTTTACAGCCTTACGCCGCCGAGATTAAAGGTCAATTCGCGGTCAAAGACTACCCGAAACTGATTAATATGCGTTTGGGCGAACTGGACAAGGAATTCGAGAGAAACAAACAAAAACCCGATCCAAAGGAGGTATTACCCTCAGCGAAGTCTTCTGCCAGTTCCGCGAAAGTGGAGCCGACAGGCCATGAAGCATTTGTGGCACAGGCATTTAAAGGGTAGCCCTTATTTGGTAGCGACATGGAGGTTGCTATGAACACAGCACAATTTATTGTGTCCGCCGCAATGGCGTTCACCACACAGGAAATTACCGATGCCGGGAAGTATTCACTTGATTACTACTTGAAGAACCCCGTCACCGACTCGATCAACATTGATCACCCATGGTTAATGCGTCTGGAGAAATCCCAGAAGTCTTTCCCGGGTGCCAAACAGAACGTAGTTGTCCAGCTTCGTTACCGTAACCAGAGCAATTTCCAATGGTTTAACGGTCGCAAAGTTGTCACCTACAATGTCCGTCACACCGTAGAACAGGCATCTTTCCCTTGGAGAGCCGCGCATGATGGCTTTTCCTTGGACGAAGATCGTTTGATCCAGAACGGTATCTCCGTGACGGACGATAAAACAGCTCGGCATAGTCAGCAGGAGCGCATTGAGCTTACTGACCTGTTGCATGAGCAAACATCAGTTCTTCCCCTTGGTTTCAATGAGAAGATGGAACTCGCTTTGCTCCGTGACGGTACTGCCGGAACGGATGACATCGCTGGGCTCGATCACCTTGTCGCAATCGACCCGGCCACGGGTACGGTGGGTGGAATTGATCGGTCTGTTGCCGCGAACTCTTGGTGGAGAAACCAAGTTCAGCTCGGAGTAACGACCACGACATCAACCGGAAACATTCTCGACAATATGCGGACTGTTTTCCGTAGCACCACAAGGAACGGCGGAAAGCCTAATTATTACCTTGCAGGGGAAGATTACCTGGATGGTTATATGAACTTCATGCTCAATACCTACGGTTCTGTCAACCACTCAGGCGGTGGTATGATCAAGACCGAGGGTGGCGATGACACGCCTACCTACCGTGGCGTCATGTTGAACTGGGTTCCGTCTTTCGCGGATGTGGACACACTGGACTCTCCAGTGGAACAGTGGGTTGAGCGGCTTTATATGCTCCAGATGAGCTTCATTCAGTTGAAACCTGTCGAAGGGCAGAACCGGATTTCCCGGAAACCGCCTCGCCCGTATGACCGTTACGAGTATTACTGGGGCCTCACTTGGAGAGGAGCGCTTTGTATTTCAAAGTCTATCTCCCAAGGTGTTCTCTCAGTAGCGTAAACTTAACTTTTCGGAATCACCGAAATGTTGAAATATTGTTCCTCGGGTCTCATGGCCCGGGGAGCTTTTTCAGGAGGAAATAATGTCTCAAGACAAAAGAGAATTCGAGCCTGTCCCATGCGATGTCATGGTGCAGATGAAAGGCTCCACAGAACGCACTCCTTGCCAGTGTTATGAGCATGAAATCCCTATTTTAGAGGATATTCATGGGGCTGGGAGCGTGGAGAAGTATAAGCGGATTGTGCATACCAAGCGGGCAGAGGCAACCCGGGGAGAAAATCCGGGCATTGGTCGCAAGATCAAGAAAAGCAAGCCCGCGTCAAAAGGGATGAAGTACGCGAAAAAGGTCTTGAATGTCGTTAAAGAAGCGGCGAGACTGGACGCGAAGTACGGTTCTGGTCGGGGAGAGATTTTCCTGTCAGTCATGAACATGATGGAGGCTAAGGTGGCCGAAGGCGCAGAAGGAAGCGGTGCTGTGACCATGGACAACAGGTAATTTATGGACAAGGCCAGAGACCTTGTAAGTTAAACGAGGCGGAAGAATTATAAAGTATTATAACGAGGACTAATTCTGGAGGTTTTATGAAGGCAAGGCGATGTAACTTATTGATCAAACGGCAGACCAAGACGAACATTAGTGAGGCTGTCAATAAATGTGGCGTATACGAGCATGAAATTCCTATCTATCTCGAAATGTACGGTGAGGGCAATGTAACCCAGACCACGCATTACAAGACCGAGCTGGCAGGGCGTAAAGGCCGAGCCCAGCATCACCAGGACATGACAGACGAAAACAAAAATAAAATCCCGTATGTCTACCCGGTTGTCTTAATCGATGCAGAGCCAGAATACGCCCGTCTAGAGGCCAAATTCGGGATGCACCCTACAATGCCCATTCCCACTGTAGAGAGAGTGTACGGAACTTTCAGTGAAGGTAAGCTGGAGAGTTACGGAACCAAGCATTATGCTGGCGAGAAAGGCATTGACGAGCAGGATTGGATGGATTCTGAGCGTGAGCGTGTGAACGAGGGACACGATAAGGGTTATAAAGAGAAATATGATCTTTCCTTGTTGAATATTGGTCAGCTTCGCCGAAAATGCAATGAAACTGGCGTTGATTTCGTGCCCAAAGACACAAAAGCGACTATCATTAATAAACTTGTGGGTGCTACTGCGGGGGTTTAAGACATGGCATTACCGGTCAGGGAAGACCTAGGCGCGATGCGTCAAGAGATCAAGGATCGTCTTGGTTATGGCGCATCGGGCTCTTCATTCACAGCGAATAACAATATTATCGATGCAATGCTCCGTGATGAACAAGAGCAGATTTATTGGGAGCATTCCTTTACCGAGCTGACCATCATCGATGCCACTACAATTTCACAGCAAGGCCAAGAGAGTTACGATTGGCCGGACAACATCGAGCCCAAGAAAATCCTTTCTATCTGGGTCGAAGACCGGAATCAGACTGCCGGCAACTGGTACAGGATGGTCGAGGGCATAGGCCCAGAGCAGTACGGTCGTGTTAGTACCGCAGAGCAGGGCCGTCCTTCCCGGTACGAGCGCAGAAACCAGCTCGATATATGGCGCCGCCCAGATAGCAACCTCTATACATTCCACATTGAAGGCACTACAAGGCTGGGCAGGCTCACTGCTGAGACCGACAGGGCCACCATAAACGAACAGCTTATCAAGCTCTATGCCCTGGTGAACGGGAAAGGCCATTACAGGCACCCGGACGCAGGAACATTGGGGCAGCAATATGTCCAGCTCTTGCGGAACATCACTTCTGGCGATAAGGGCAAAAAGCGTTTCATCCGCCCGTCAGGCAGGAGCCGGCAATTAAGAGACAATTTTTATGACCCAGACTTTGAACATCGAAATACACTGGACGTATAATGCCCTCATCAATTCTCACCTTAGACGATTTCAAGAACGGCAAGGATCTTCGCAAGGGTAGGTCGGTTGCTGACGCAAATCGATTATTTGAGCTTAAAAACGGGTCTGTCACTACAGGCAGGGCGCTCAGAAAGCGATTCGGCACCACAAAAGTTGCACATCTTGAGGCTGGCACCGCTGGCCTTGTTGCCGCTGCCGGAGCCCTCAATACCTTCACCGATGACGGCACCATAACCCACGCCAACAAGACTCTCCCAGCACGATTCAAAGCAAAAACACTGACAAGCCCAGGCTTGGACGATATGACGTCTGGAGGCACATACTCGGGAGCAAAGTCTGCCGTTTTTACCGTAGAGGTGGATTCCGTAGGCGGCACAGACACATTCAAGTGGAGGAAAGATTCTGGCCCTGTGACTACAGGCGTTTCTATGACTGGGGGCTCTCAGGCTTTATCTGACAGCGTTACGATAACTTTTGCGGCAACCACCGGACATACTCTTGCTGATCGATGGTCGGTCAGAACGCTTGTTATTACTCCAAATCAGACCGTGGGCTCCAATGTCAATGCCGCTGTGTTTGCGGGTTCTGGACTAGACGATATGGAGTCTGGCGGGTCATATACCGGTTCTGGGACTCCTACCTTTACCGTTGAGATTGACGGGGTTACTACGGGTCCAATCTCGGCCTTTGCTGAAAAAATACAGGGCTCGTTCACGGTAATGGCAGCGCTTAACTCTGGAAGCATGACGGCCATGACCGATGCTGGGGGAGGATTCACGACATTCACCTCTGCCGGACACGGCCTTTCCAACGGCGATA